GGCTCAGGAGCCTTGGCGGGGCGCATCAACTCCATCGACTTGACGGGATCGCGAGCCTGTCCAGCAGGAATGTTCAGCCCAGAGGGACGACCCATCGAGCCGTACATCTGCTGCTGAATGGCGAGGACACGGTCCAGATCCATAGGACCGCCATCGGCCATGCGAGGAACAACCCCGCCAGAAGCAAACGGCATCCCGCTGTACAGCGACGCAGCCATACGCCCCATCTGCATCAGGTCGCGAACGGTCGGGTCTTGGACGGGGCCTGTAGATCCACCAGCAGGCTTCAGGGAAGCCGGTGTCATCGGCTTGCTGATATCCTCGGGGACGTACTCTTCGCTCGCCTCGGAGTACGGAAGACCACCCTGCGAGTATCCAACCACGCCACCAGAGGCATACTGAGGAACACCAGCAGGAACATCGGCAGCGTAGTTCAGCGGGCGCACCGTGATCGTCATGGGGGCCAGCGGACGGCTCGGGACGTTGATCTCCCGCATCGTGCTGCTGTACGGACCCTTACGAGGATCAGGATTCCCGTACAGGCCAACATGCCCATACGGATACATCTCGCGGTGCATGGTGAGCATCCGCCGGATGTCATCGATGCCCCCGCCGCGCGCGAAGCCAAGCCCCGCCATGTCGGGAGTGACTGCGCCACCCTCAGACGAAGGCGCGAGACCGCCACCATAAGCCTTCTTGTGGCGAGCAGCGTCATCTGTCGCAGCCCGGTAGTCCACGGTCTTGTACCCGCCAGCGAGGCCCACAGCGTCCGGGTGATGCTTCTCGACCTCATCGGCCATGAGACCGATATGCGTCCTGCCATCCGCCATCGTGTAGCGGTAGAGCTTCTGCCCGTCCTTGAGCTTGCCGATCTCCTCGACATTGTCCTTGAGGCGACGATCCGAGAAGAAGCTCGACGGCTGCTGGGTTGTTGTGGTGCTTCCAGAAAGCGCACCAGTACCCATCGCGATGTTCGCGAGGAACTGCGCGACTTGGAACGGGTAGCCCTGCTCCTGAAGGAACTGGTTGTAGCGAGCGGTGAGATCAGCCTGCTGCGTCTGCTGCTCTGCCGTGCCAGCCGCAAGCTGCGCTTGTGCGCCCTGTAGAGCAGCCTGCTGCGCCCCCGTGCCAAGACCAGCAATCTGCTGCCCAGCAGCCATCTGGCGCGCGAGATCCTGCGCCACGACACCCTGCTGCCCCGCAGCGGTCTGCACAGCCTGCCCATAGCCCTGAGCGTAGATCGGAGCCATAGCCTGAGCCATGCCAAGCTGCTGCTGACGCGCGAGGTTCGCGGCCACAAGCCCAGCACGATCTCCACCGAATGCACCAGACCTGATGGCATTCGCTGTCTGCCCCATCATCTCTTCCTGCTGCTGCTGACGCAGAGCCTGATAGGTCGGACGAGCGACGGACTCGATGTACGGGTTCTCGTAGTAGGCAATCTGACCCTGCGTCAGGGGGCCAACGTTCTGCGCCCCTGCGAGCGTCATGCCCGCGCCAGCACCATAGAAAGGCTGCGCGAGGTTGGCGGCTGCACTCGTACCGTAGATGCCTGCCTGCTGCGTTCCCGTAAGGGGCGCGACGAAGTCACCTGTGTATCGCTGAAATGGGGTCTGGGCGACCTGCTCTGCCCGCGCATTGACTGCGTTGTACCGAGCCAGAACTTCCGGCGGAATCGATACCTGTTGGGTAGATGTCGAGGTCTTTCCGCTGCCCATCTTAGTGTTCCTTTGCTCCTGTTACCGCACCGTACAGGAAAAACGCCCCGCTGGGCTTGCCGAACTGCCGCTCATAGAGACGAACCTTCGCCTCCGTCCGGTTGTTCGACAATACACCAATGATCAGAGGAATACCCAGAGCATCGGCAACGGACTTGCTGAATTCGCAAAGCCGCCGCGCGCGACCACCCTTTGCATTTCGGTAGTCTGGGTGAATGAAGATTGCCTTCTCCTCCAGAACTTCTCGATCACTATACCACATGTTTCCGACGCGAAGCAAAACAGCACCCTCGGGCTTCCTGCTTTCGCCAATCACCCCGACAATGCCCCGATCCTTGTTCAGGGCAGGCCAGATTTCCGCGAGAAGCTTGTGCGGATTCGGCTCCACAAAGCCGTTTTCGTCGCAAGCAGCCAGCGCCAGATCCATGATGTCGTGAACATCTTCCGGTGTCCCTACCCTGACCTTGATATCCTGCATGTTACCTCAATCCTTCTTAGGACCGGGGAGAGATTTCAACGTAGCGACAGTCTTGGCGCGCATCTTCTTGACGAAGCTATCCAAGACCTTATGCCCAGCATCCATGTTGCCGCCCCCGATTCGGACAACATCGTCTGGGTGTATCACATACTCCCCGCCAGCAGCCACAATCGGCACCGTCGAGGTCATGCCCATGTCCGCGCCCGGCGCACCAAACTTGCGCGTCGAGAAGATGCTGTTGGCGACCTTGAAGCCCGCCATCGTGTTCCCCTCGCCCATAGCCGAGATGATGTCGGCAGGGATCACATAGGCCCCGGACGGAACATGCATCGGCAGATGGTCCGTGCGGCCTGCAACCGCGCTATGGATCGGCCCCGTGTGGACACGCTCACCGGCAGGCTGCGGAGGAGCCATCAAAGGACCACCCTCTGCGCGAGCCTTCCTAGCGGTGCTGAGAGCGATGGCGATAGCCTGCTTCTGCGGACGTCCCGTGGACACAAGCTCGCTGATGTTCTTGCTGATGACCTTCTGAGACTTTCCCTTGGCGAGCGGCATGGCATCATCCCACGAAGTAGGTCACGTTGATCGACTGCCCGGTTCCGGGCGAGATCACCAGACCAGAGTTGAAGACCTGACCGAGAGGGTACATCCCAACCGTATTCGGGACCGAGAAAAGCTCGTTGGCCGCAGCCGCGCCAGCAACGGTCGAGGAGTTGTGAATCGATCCCACCGCAGACCCAGCCACGACAACGCACACGTTCACCAGATAGCCCGCCTTGGCAATGACTAGAGTGTCAGTCGTGACGGTCTGCGATGTCGCATTTCCCTGAGCGCGCGTGAGGGCAAGCCCGGTGTTGCTGAGTGCAACAACACCGTTCTTCTGGGTAGTGAGGATGTCAGCAAGGCTAGCCATTAGAACCTGCCATCCTGCTGGAGCCTGTATCGGATATTTCCAAGTCGCCAAAATGTACCGATGTCGCTGCTCTCGATCTTGATAGAGACAAGGCGACCCCGAAACCTAGGGGTAATGAATGTTGTGTTCTGTGTCATTGTGTATGGCCCGTATTGAATTGGAGTCTGACCAGCATAATCAGTAACGTAGAAAGTAATGTTGACGTTTGCGTCCTGAGTTCCTCCGTAGTAGCCCCACTTCATGTCGGGCCAGATTTGATCAATGAACATTTTAACATCAGCTTCCGTCATGGCGAAGTAGCCAGTTTGGAAGGAAGAAACCATCGGAAAGCCATCGGCATCTGTCGATGTTTCATGCTGGTAGATGTATTGATTAGGGGCGGCACCAATTGGAGGCCCAAGCACGGATTCGTTGATCCATGCGGTCCGAGCAAGCTCTCCAAAGTCCCATTGATCAAGGATGGTGTTGTACTTGACGTAATGACTAACTTCGCCGCCATTGCTGCTGGTTGGATAGTACCAAGTGATTTCACCAAACCGGCTATTTGGTGCGATGCGAATCTTGTCTAGGTTGCTTGTATCTAGATCCTGAAAGATAACATCCCAGACAGGGCAACGGATCGGCTCAACACCATTCCCAGCCAGACGGAAGAACTGACTCTGGCCCATCCAGTAGACGATCCCGTTCATGGAACCAGCAGCCTTGCGACCGATCAGACCGCAGCCCGTGCCAAGCTCGTTGAACTGATAGACATACGGAGGACCGGAGTACTGCATCGCCCAGACGCCAAGATCCGTCCAAATCAATCCCTGCTGCGGACCCTGAATGCATTGAACGATGCGAGATCCTTTGGGAATGCGATAGGAGCCAGCCTGATTGGTGATCAAGGCAATCCATGAATCGTAATCGTTTACATCGCACCAACGTATGAGAAGAGGGTCTCCAATGCCCGTGAATGTAGATCCCCAAGCGATAATTTGTCGCTGCGGCATCGCAACAAACATTCCTGCGTTAACCGGAGGAGCATTTGCAATTGCGATGGCAATCAAATCTCCGCTAGATGGATTCCATTGATAAATTGGTCCATTGAGCGGGCAAGAAATTAGTATTTCACCCCAATTGTCTATTGTCCAATCCACGGCATTTATAGGAGTTCCAAGGTCTGGAGACGGAGCAATACCGCTTCCAAATCCTCCAACACCAAAGCCACCTACACCAAATCCAGATCCACTTGGAACTGGCCCAACTCCATTAAGATATAGAAAATGAACATCGCCGTTATTTTCAAGAGCATTAGCAGTAGACGTTGCCTGCGTACTTGCTGATATTGTAAACACACTACTGCTGGTTACAGAAATTACTGTGTAATTGCCATAAATTGTAACTCCGCCAACAGATGTTGCGACAAGAGCGGTAAACGTACTTCCAGCCACATACCCATGATCCGCAAGAGTCACATCAACAAAATCACTTCCGCTTGTTGTATCATATTCTGGAACCGCCCCGCCATTTGAAACAGTAGATGTGGCAAAGGAAGGGGAGCCAAGAGCATCCCTAGCCTCAATTGTATATGACGTTGAGCTTACCGGAGTAACGGCATATTGACCAAAAAGAATAAGCCCACCAACACTAACTTGAGTTTGTATATTGACTACATCATATGCATCAACCGTAAAGTTTGCATCAATAACCGTAACTGTACTGCTTCCAGATGTTGTGGAAAAGTCAACCGCAGCATCAGATTCCACAGTCTGAGGAGTAATGTCGATCTCAACCCCGCTGTTGATCACCTCAAGTGCTTGACCACCACCAGCGGCAATGCCCTCCGCGCCAATGGCAAGGTACGAATTCGCATTCGTGTCCTCCCATGCCCATAGGCAGCGAACGATGCTGCCGATGGTGTCGGGGAAGAACTTCGTCCACCCGCCAAGCTTCTGAACGAGACCGCCAAGCGTCCGATCAGGAACAAACCTGATCAGTTGGCTTTCGCTGATCGCTGCTTCATTCAGGGCTGGCGTCTTGTTCTGATCGACGCCCGGAAGGAGCTTGAAGGAGGCATGAGGCATGATCAGCCTCGCGTCGGAGTCGCAGTCGCAGACTGAGACTGCGACGACCAAGCAGCAGCCTCAAACTTCTTGCGGTTCTCTTCCGCCATCGCACCCTTCAGAAGAGCCTGATACTGGCTCTCGTAGCTGATAGCCATCTGAGGATCATCATTGGCGCGACCAAAGTTCCTCTGGTATCCAGAGACATAGATCATGCTCGCCATGATCATCAGATCGGGGAGATACAGGCTGATGAATGTGGTTGGATTGCCAGCCGCAAGGCTATTTGGCCTGTAGGTTCCGATGATCTCCACCGTGTAGGCGGCATCTGGATACGGACCAAGCAGGAATGTGTAGTCATCGAACGGACAGAAGTATCGCGGAAGCCCCGTGTTAGATGCAGATCCATAAACGATGTCGAGGAACTCCTTGGTGCATGGGAGCAGGGAGTTCCTAGTGCCAAGGTCTGGATTGCTGGTTCCCGCTGGAGTGATGATATTGATCTGTTCCGGCACGACAAACGTACCTGACGGAACGCTGATCTGCCTACTGCCAACTGTTGTTCCGTAACTTGTGTTGGCAATTGAAGTAAACAGGAAGTCAAGATCGCGATAGATCCTGTTCTCCGCATAGGTGATCATCTGCGGAAGGATCGTCACGAACGCAGGATCAGTCTCCTCGACCACAGCCAAGGTAGCGATCTGCGTCACATACTGAGTGTAGGTAAGGCCGGTTGTCATCTGCGGCTCCGTTTCCCCCTCAGTCTAGCAGCTTCAAGTCTTTGCGGATAGCCTCGTATAAGCTTCCGCAAGCTTCGTGTCATAGGCATTCCGTGCGTAGCCGGGGCCATTGTAGCCCTTGGCGAATGCCGCCCAATCCTTGAACTTCAGAGGACGGATCAGATTGGCACTTCGGATGAACTCGCCCATGTGGCGAAGCTGGTTGGCTTCGGATGCCATAGCTTCGTCAACCATATCCTCAACAGACTTGCATCCAGCCATCCGAAAGTTCGATCCCATGATCTGACCTAGCCCCCATGACGTAGACATCAGGGCAGCATGTTCATCGATCTCGCAGGCTCGCTGGATCTCGTCGTAAACCGCATCAGAACCTTTCGGATAGGGCTTCATGCCCCAAGCCTTATAAGCAAGACCAGCTTCCATAGCCCGCGCCAGCAGAACCGGCCTGTCGAAGACATACTTGTAGAAGTAGTGCCGCTCAAAGAGAGCTTTGGGCCTGCCCTTGGAATCATACCCGGAGCCAGCAGCCTCGACGGCAATCACCGCACGAAAGGCAGCAGGCTCGATCTCCAGATGGTTGGCGAGAGCGTCGATCTCATCTGTGGTGATCTTCCGCGCCTCGCCATGAAAGCTACGCATCACCTCTTCTCCGCGAGAAGAGCAGTCTTCTGCTGACTGCTGTTGCTGCTGCCAAAATAGTAAGCGATGACCTGCTCAGCTTTTGCAGAAACGAAGCCGATCAGAGTTCCGACTGTGGTTGCCATCAAGGGATCTTTCATGCCCTCGACGTAACCAAGCAGCACCATGAAGACCGTTCCCATGAAACCGGCCACGATGACGAAAGCGAGGATGCGGGGCATCCAGTCTCTGACCTGAGACTCGCGGCGGCGCGCGCTATCCCTGTCGCCGGATGCGATCCGCTCCAGATCGATATCAAGCTCCTTCATGCGAACGGTGAAGTCGTTCTCTGCCTTCTTCAGGGCAACAAGCTGATCTGGCGTGGCATTGTTGATAGCCTTGGCGATGTCATCCTTGGACGAATCGCTGGGGATACCCAGAGCATCCGTGATGAACTTGACTGCCATGCCACCGATTGGCCCACCCACAGCGGTTGCAAGACTAGGCGCAACTGCACCAATGATCTTCATGAAGTCCATCACCTAAACCCCTTCTCCAAGACAACAATTCTTTTTTCCAACTCAGCTTTAATCAAAATCATTTCATGCCTGATGGCAGCCCTAGCAGCAGCAGCGTCAGCAGCCATTTCGAGTCGAGACTTATCTATTGCAGCTATAGACTTTTCCCTATCAAGCGTCATGGCAGCTCTAGCAAGTGCTGCATCTCGATCAACCTTGTCAATTTTGTCGTTCAGAACCTCTCTAATCTGAGCCATGTCAATTGTGGTTCCCTGCGGAGGAATCGCCTTGTTCTCGGCATTGACAACAACCGCTATCTTGCTCTTGAGAACAATTATTTCGTTATGGGCGGACGAGAGCGATGTCATCAGGTACACAACACAAGAAAACAGAATTGGTACCGCCGCAAAAACTACCTTTTCCACAAGAGCGCCCTTTGATGCGGAGGCAGCCATTGCCTCGCTCATTGCAGCCTGCTTCTCTTCCTGCGTAGGCATTTTTACCTCAATGCTTGTCTGCTTTGTTTTCCAGCCTATCAAATATCTTTTCAAGCATTGCCTTAATTTCTTTTACGCTGTCTGCAAATTCATCCTTGCGAACGTAGCTCTTGGGGAGATCAACCTCAATCTCATGGACATTTTTGCGAAGCTCGTTGACGGCTTCCCAAATTTGACGCGAGAACCATCCGATCCCCGCCAGAATGACGCCAACACCGATGTTCAGGAGGGACTGGAGTTCCATGACACTAGGCTACCTTCTTCTCTGGGCTTGCCATGTGGTCTTCGATATACCGCAAATTTCCGACGAGTCGAATATCATTGGGCGTCTTCTCGACGGCAAGCTTCGCCTGCTCTAGAGCGACCTGATGCATACCAATCTGCCAAGCCGAGATGCTAGCCAGATCGTGCGGCCAATGCCCCCAGACCTCTGGATCGCAAGTGTAAACCAGATCGCGATTGACGATCTTCAGGGCGCGCATCGAGAAGGCGAAGCACTCCTCCCATCGACTCTGCCGGTACATCAGCATGGCAAGCTCGCACCAAGGCTCGCGCGTGTTGGGAGCCTCTGCCGCTGCACGGACGTACCAATGCTCTGCCTGATACTGGTCACCTAGCTCGTTGTAGGACTTCCCGAGCAGGCGCATCGCATAGCACCGCTCGTTGGGCCATGTCGCGCCCGGAAGGTCCAGATAGCTCTTCAGAGCCTTGATGGCATCGTCCCAGAGAGCGTGGAACGTCAGTTCGCGAGCGTAGTAGAAGCCATTGCGCGGGCAGTCAGGATCTTCCTGCACGGACAGGGAAAGCAGGTCGAGGTACTGCCCCCGGCTCTTGGTCGGGTCAGGATGATGGCTGACCAAAAGCTTCTCTGTCTGCGCCCAGTTCTCGGTGATGCGACCATCTGGCACGGGATACTCATGGCAGGGATGATGCCAGCGATAGCCATGACGAGCGTGGATCTTCTCGTACATGAACTTGATGCCGCATCCCCAGTCAAACATGTATCGGAGGCGAGTGGTCTCTCCCAGCTTCCACACACGCTCGATCTCTTCGCGCCAGCCCGGTTCCATGACCTCGTCTAGATCAAGGCTGATGCAGATGTCGATGTCGCGAGGGATCAAGGCGAGGGCAGCATTCCGCGCCAGATCGAATCGCCAAGGTGTGATGCAGATGTCGTGAACGACTGCCCCGCACCTTACAGCTTCTTCAGCCGTTTCATCCGTGCTTCCTGTGTCTGCAATCAGAATCAAATCCGCATCACTTGCCGAGTTGCAAAAACGCTCGACAAAGTGCTTTTCATTTTTGCTAATTGCATAAACGCAAATTTTCATGTCACATTATTTCCAGAAATAGAAGACCTTAGTGCAGCAATTTGTGATTCAACTCCAGAAAGCCAAGCCTTACCATCCTCTGTCAGAACGGCTTCACGAAGCCTGCGAGGAGTGACCAAAGCTTCTAAATTTCTAATTTCATCCATAGCAGTAGGAACATATGGAGTCGGTTCAGGCACATGATCTTCTGGCAATTCTATTGCGCCAAATTCAATTCGTTCAATTACGCTCATTGAGCGAATCCAGTTTGGCGGATATTGAATCTCGTTCATTACGAACGACTGATCAATTCTTACGACCTGACCATCTGGAAGAGAAAATCTCATCGTGCCCTCGCGTACTTGAATGGAGCTTCGGCAAACGCAGCAAATACAAATGTCACACCAGACCCATTCAAGCCGGATGCGGACACTCGTATTTTGAAGCCATTGGAAAGAACATCAATGGCACGAACGGAAGTGGCATAGTTTTCGGCGGCAGCGTCTCCAGCCTCCAGACCACCACCCATTTCGTTGAATGTTTCTCTGACAGTATCGTAGATTCGCCACTCAAGATTTGCAGCCGTTGCGTCCTTTATCATAATCCAGCGGGGCCTAAATCCGCACCACGCAAACGGACCATCGGCACTTGCCGTACCGACGTAGCTGCCGAAACGAGAGAAACCAGCCACCTCGGACCAGAGGTAAGCGACTAGAGTGTTTCCGTTTGTAGTAAAGTTTGCAAAATTTCCAGTTGTAAATTGAGTGGAGGTAGGAGCAGTATCGTTCCATGCTCCTATTTGCGTTTGAGCAGCAACAGCCTCATCAAGACGCAAATTTTTTGTTGCCCCTAGCTCCGCATGGTATGTAAACCAATTCTCAACATTAGGAGAACGCTGCTTCGTAATTATGAATTTGGGGACAGCTCCAAGTGAATGAGAAATATTTCTTGGAGATGTTCCGTTAGCAGTCCAAGTTACTATATCAAATCCGGGTGTTACACCCTTCTTCCACACCCAATCAACATAAGTATTGGTGTTGATGTTGACTCCGCGCGAAGAAGCATCGCTACCATATGTATAGCCATTGCTGTTAAATGCTGTTAGGGTATTAGCGTCTGCGTATTCAATTGCTGTAGAATTAGACACTATGCCGTTTTGTACTCCTCGAACGCTATCAAAAAGATTGTTGTTGGTTGCTGCGCTGCGGCTTTTAGTCCACACAAGGTCAGGCTGGAAGCCCAGCGAAGACACACTTGCCGT